ATAGAATCAGTGTCTGTATAATATACGCTCAAGCCCAGACCTTTTCCGTTACACGGAAAAGTCGTGCGTTCCGGCTCATATATTTTGTTAAACATTTTGTTCATTAAGTGCTTTGATACTTCTAAGATATGTGAACCTACATGTGGATAGCCAGATGGATTTTCGGCTAAGTTCCTCTTTTGGACTTTGATGAAGTTACCTATTTTTTGTACTTCTGGTTTCATGTAGTAGAAGTTATCGTTTAGGTATCTTATAAATGCATCTTTATCATCTTTTGTTTTTAATCTTTTGTATTCTTTTTTATATGCTGATTCTTTTAGGATTGTTCTTCCATATGCCGAGTTCATGATTAACTTGATTGTGTTTTGACATTGTAATTTGATTGCTTTGAAGATAAGTCTTAGAGTAAATAATGTCTTGATGAATTTAGCGAATCTATCACATGTCTCTTTGAATCTGACTATAGTATAAACTCTAGTTATGACAGCATCTTGATAATTAAGTACGTTGGATAAAGCAACATCTCCTATTACTATCTTGTTAAACTTACCGTTTCTAAAATGTCTTACACCATCTACCTTTTCTGATAGTATAGGGAACTCTAGATCTTTTCTTGTCTCAATATCTAAACAAAAGAATGTTCTTCCTGACTTCAACAATTTAGGTATTAAATGTATATCTTTTTGATCACTTTCAGTAAGATTATAAATTTTAGGAATACCAGCAGGCATTTTACATAATGAAATAGCAGAAGGATATAGTGATACAGCATCGTTATCAATGATAGAGTCTTCCATTGCTTTCTGAATGATCTCTTCATCTAGCTCATCTGTTCTATCTTTACCGATTAAACTTTCGAAGAAGTCATAATGTTTAGATCTGTAATCATTCATTTCTTCTCTTGGATTCTTCATTACTCTTCCTCCTACAACAGATAACTGAATAAATCTCTTTAGATTACCATATAGAACAGCTATGTTATCGAACACTCCTGATTTCTTTGCAATGTCAAATACTAATGATGCCAATGATCTGTATGTGAAGATGTTTAGATTTTCTGTGCATGATAGTGGGAATTCTAATGCGTCTACTTTATCTTTTAATTCTTTAATTTTATCTTGTGTCAAACCATTCGAGTTCTCATCGATTAATTTTTTGATAGAATCTTTACTGTGTAATGATCTGATATAATCTTGCATCTTTAGTAATCCTTCTTCAACAACAATAACATCGTACTTGTTATAGATCTTACAATATTCATCTGGTAAGTAATAGACATTTTTCTTCTTAAGTAACTTTCTATATTCGGATAAATCTATTGCTGCCTTACCTGCTAGGTCAATAAGTTGTGTTGCTGTTCCATTAACGATAATATCATACTTCTTCTTAAACTCTTCATCAAACTCATACTCTTTAGAGAACTTTCTCATTCTGTATTCTTTTTGTTTATCGTTTAATGTTTCATCTTCTTGAACTTTGAAGTATTCATTATAGAACTTATATGAGTAAGGAAGTTTGAATGATGTTGTTCCATAATTAGCTGGGATGTCAGATGCTTTACAGTCTAGAATCTTATAACTATCTCTGAATGAAATAACTTTACAGTCATATGAAACACATCTATCTCTCTTGTATGTATAGGTAATGTCAAGAGAAAGTAAAATATCATTATTAGGTCCTGCTGTTATTTCTCTGAATCCTTGTACACCATATGTCTCTGCTGCTATTTTCAATGTTAATAAATTATCGAACTTTGCTCCATTATGCGCTAATAGTATTGGTCTTTCATCTTTTTGAGTGTTGTCGATAACGAACTTGAATATCTTTAATACTGGATTATTCTTGTTTGCTAGTTTCTCAAATGGATTTTTGTTAAAGAAGAATTCAGAATCTAATGTACCTACTTTCTTGATTACATATGAGTAGATACAATGTTCACCATTTTTGTTTAATACTGTTTCGTAATCAAATACAAATGGTACATACTTAATGTTGATAGGTGTTTTTAGTTCTTCTTTGTCTTCTTCGGAAAAATATAAAGATGAAAAGAATGAGTCTGCTTCTGGTGTTTCTAGTTTAGCTAAGTCATTGACATTTGCATTTAACAATAATAGATCTGGATTCTCTAATCTTTCTTTTTGTTTTAATGTAAATTCCTTAGCATGTTCTCTACTCATTTTAGAAATAGTTTTCATATTGTTTCCTACACATTTATCTTTTAGTGTGTCATAGATATTCACAATGTTTTGTAGATACATAATTGCATGAGATCTCTTTGATGTACCTTTATTGATGTTGAATAAATGATTCTCTACTTTAGCTACTGTTAGCTTCAATGGTTCCAATATTTTTGGAAAGTATAGATCCTTCTTCAAATCTGGGAACTTCAATGTTTTATGAGTGAGGTTATCGATATTCAAGTTTTTATTTTCTGACTTTTTAAGGTAATAGTAGGTAATGTTTAGTGACAGAGAATATGTCTTAGCGAATTGTCTGTATGCTTGTGCAACATAGTTAGAAGTAATAGCGAATGAATATTCTTGATTTAGTCCGCAATTTGCTATGAGATCGAGATAGAAGTCCTTTTCATTATCTTTTGTTGGTTTCTCTAATCCACATCTTTGATATAACTCATCTGATTGTTTAAACAAAGCTGAAAAGACACAAAATAGATTTTCATCATTTGAATTAAAGTTGAACTTTAAATATTCATCATCTGGGAAGTACTTTGGAAAGAATCCAACTAAGTTATCTTTTTGCCTTTCTGTAGATATTTCAATGTTGAATCCTGGCTCGATAACATCGTAGTCATAGTAGAATTGGTAGTCACTTGGTTTGGAACCTTGTACTTCTTCGTTAACTTCATAAACAATATCTTGATCAATAGCATCTGCGACGATTGCTAATGCTGCTCTCATGACTGTGTTTGGGTCTTGGATGTTAGTCTTATAGTATCTTACTTCAGTTGTCTTCTCTATGTCTTCCTTATCTGATGAAACATTGAAAGTGAAGTAGGCTGAATTTGGGATTAGGTCATAGATCTGTTCGAAGTTTCTAGCTGTTAGTCTTCCTTTCTCCACCATATCTTTGAGAAAATACCTTGACATCTCCTCTAAGTCTTGTTCTTCCATGTTGTTGTTTACGAAAAACTCATTTAGTGAAACTAGATCTTCATAAAGGTTGTTACCATCTTCATCAGTGATGGCTTCCATGATCTCCTCTGGAGAAATGAACGACATTAATATTTCTGTTAAAAAAGATAATTACAATTCAACCTTTTCATAAGTGACTTTTCTCTACGAGAAAATCACCAAAGGTCGACCAAAACAGATTGGTTTTGTTGAACTTTTGCTAAAAGTTCAGATGTAATCTGCGAAGTGGGTTGTCATCGCGGTCACTATGTTGTCAACTTCATCTTTTGGTACTTTCTTTAGTTCATTGACAAACTCTTCTACTGGTACTTCGTTGTATTTTAGGAATAGTGCGGCATATCTTCCACAAGTCGCTGTCTTACCGTCTAATGCTTGAAGTTGGTGATCATTGTAGTGAACTGGTTTTTTGGTCTTACTTAGAAGTTTACATAGGTATGCCTTGTCTTGGTCTGACTCTTTTCTGAACTTTGGGTTGATGAAGTCAAGTTGGTCGTCGATGATGGTTCCATAAGGATCGAGAAAGTCGTAGTGGTCATCATACTTGTTGATAGTACACCAATGACCGAAGTTGGGTTTCGACATGTATAAAATGATGCAGGTATTTCTGTCAAAGGGGTATTCAGGAATTAAATACTGATACATTGATGAACTTCTCTTGAATATGTCATCAATATTTTTGAATTTCTTTAGATCTGGGTATTTTAGAACGTTACATGTCTTTTGAGCTATTCTAAATATGTCTGTTGGACTTAATGCTCTGTTCTTATGTTCCAATAACCTGTCCATTTTACAATTTGAGGTTTCCGTTCGATTGATAAATGTCGTTATCTGCGGAGCCAGTTAAGACTTACATTGTTGATGACCCTCGTATTGATTTCGATCGAGAGGCTCACTACTTAGTAGAACGATCTGGTGGAGATGTTACTTATCGAACATGGAAATGTTCATCAGCATCTACATCTTCTATTTCATTCAATACTTTGATTCCATCTCGTGATACGGCTGTTTCAAGCAAAATTTATGTTAGAATCCCTATTTCTGTTACTATCAGATGTCCAAATGCCGCTGATGCTGCACCAGGTCTTATCTCACAAGATATTGCTTTACGTTTTCTTCCTTTCTTGAGTTGTTGTAATTCTATTCAACTAGAATTAAACGGAAAAGCTCAATCTACGAATATTTACAGATACATTGCTGCTTTAATGCGATTTTGTAATTCTAGAGATGAAATGACAAACGATTTTAGCACTAGTGCGACTTATTTAGATCAATATTCATCGTATTATGATTCAAATGCTGCTGGTGCAACACCAGGAGTTGGAGCAGCATGGGCTTCTAATAGAGATCCTATGGGTTCATATAAGGACAGTGTTGATTATTTACCAACACCAAGATTTGGTTATTTACAAAATATTTGGAAAGTTCCGGTAATTGATGCAGTAGATGGTGGACCGAATGATACGATAGCATTACTAAAATTTGATTTCGTTATCGAAGAAATTATTCCATTATCCCCATTGTTTTGGGGACATCGTGAAGTGAAAAGTTTATTTGGTTTAGATACTTTAAATATTACATTCCAAATCAGAGATCTAGTTAGAATGTTTTGTTCTAGACAATATAATAGTATTGTCGGAGCACCTGCTAACCAGTCCCCAAATCTTACTTTTGAATTTGATCAACTAGCATTGAACGGAGCTATGTTAGAATTTATTTATATTAAGCCAAGAGCTAATGTTCCAGTACCTAGAACTTTACATTATCCATACAACAACATCAAAGATTTCTCTATTCTTGGTGATTTGGCTATTGCAAGGAATGCAACACAAGAAGCAACATTTTCTAATATCCAACTTCAAGGAGTTCCAAAAAGATTGTATATCTTCGCTAAAAGACAAGAAGCAGATGAAAGATATTACACTACAGATACTTTTGCAAGAATTGAAGGAATTAGTTTGGATCTAGGAACTCGTTCTGGTTTGTTAGCCGAATGTTCTCAAGAAGCATTGTTCAGAATGTCTGTTAAAAACGGATATCGTGGCACATGGGATGCTTGGTACAAACATACTGGTTCTGTATTATGTATTGATTTTGGTTCTGATGTTTCATTGGATTTGTTAGATGCTCCTGGAGCTTTGAAACAAATGCAAATCTCTTTCAGATTACGAATTAGAAATCTTTACAGTAACAGAGAAAATGCTAGTGATGCTGCTACTGAAACAAATGTTCGATTCCAATATTATTGTATCGTTGTTTATGATGGTATGATGATTATTAAAGATGGTGATGTTTTGTTTGAGTCTAACGATGTTTCTGCTTTGGATGTTGCTGATTCTTCTAAAGTTAGAAAGATTAGTTACGATGATATTGCTGATTACGTTTACGGAGGAATGTATACTGGAGGAAGTTTGAGCAAGTTTATCTCTAAGGCCAAGACTGGATTGAGCAAAGCTAAAGACTTTGCACAACAAAAGATTGTACCTGGAGTACAAAAGGCTTTACCTTATATCGAAAAGGGAGTGAAGGTTGCCGCTGAAGTATTACCTGCTTTAGCTGCTTTGGGTTACACTGAAGAAGAAATCTTTGATATTGTTAACGGAAAGGGTGGAAAAACAATGCCTAAAAAAAGCATCAAAGCTCGTGCTGCACGTAAATAACGGGGTCTTGGCCCCGACGCCGCTCTTTAGCACCATTCTAAATTTTCATAATAATTGTTAGTTTTTTCCCCATCTTTATGTCTTACTCTCTTCAGATTGTTTGGATTTTCTAGATAAACTAGAGCTACTAAATAATGAATCATATATGATTGTTTATTTCCATAAGTAGTAAGAAATATTTTATAAGCACCAGTACCATTCTTATCACAAATAGACTTTAATTTTTTACCAAACTTATTATAAACATCTCCTTCTTCAGTTATGTTATAATTTTCGTGATTAGGTATAGGTTTACCTGGAACAATCTTTTCAACTATTTCTTCATCAATAATCGGAATGTTAATAATAGGTTCATAGTGTTCTTCAATATTTTCTTTAATTCTATGAGTTCTAAGATGTTCGCAAATATTAATAAATTTAGCATCATAATAGATCCTCTTTCCGTTACACATATGAGAATGAGGTTTTACAACAGTATCTTTATAATAATCACGCTTACATAGTTTACATCTTACTTTTTCATAGTCAGGACCTATTATAACATCCATTTGTCTTTCACAATTCTCTTCATGTTTAAGAACATCAAGAAATAATTTTTTACAGAATGTACATTTGGTCTTACTCATGATACTTTTTTATATCGTTTTTGATTTGTCTAAATAAGGTATGCACCTTCTGTGTATAAAACAAATGCTGGATTATTTCTACTTATTTGCACCCATCTTGTATTTAGCTTCATTACTTTCTCTAATTCTGGTTTCGAGAAATCTCCATATTTTGTTAATAGTGACCTTGTCTGTTGCTTGTTTGCTTGTGGAAATACAACGAAGTAGTCTGACTCTTTTATTGGGTAGGCTGTTAGTCCTCTGTCTAGTGCTAAATGTGATGTTACCATACATGACACATTTTCGTGTCTTCCGCACTGAAGTATTAAGTCTCTTATTGCTACAATAGCTTTCTTAGTTTTCAAATCTGGGATGGAGTTAATGTCATCAAAAATACACATTGAGTCTTTGAACTCGGTTAGTTCTTCCACTTTTGTAATTGGATTTTCCTTGAAGTAACTTAGATCCATGAAGGTTACCTTATTTCCGAACTTGACGAAAGCTGGTTCTTCTTTTGGTACTCCAGAGAAGACTAGAATGTCATTATTTGGGAATTGTTCTATGTAATCATCTAAGTAAGTAGCTATCCATGTTGTCTTACCTGAATTCGATCTTGCTGGAATGTAAAAGGTTGATCTTTCTGATCCTGGCACTTTGATGTGCATTTGTTTTAGATAATATCCATTTGAGAGTTGTAACTCTCCATTTTTTAAAAAGTTATCTAATCCTTTTGGTATTGGTTCATCTTTGATTTTCTTTTTTTCTTGAATTATCTCAACTAATCTTCTTTTTTCTTTCTTTGTTAGTGTAGCTGATCTTATTAATTCCATTAATTCGTCATCATCTTCATTTTCTTCTTGTTGGTTATCTGTCTTGATTCTCAAATAACCGATAAATTGATCTTCTTGTGGGTGCTTTTTATAGATTTTAGCTATCTTTTCTCCTTCTTTGAAAGAAAGTTTGTTCATAATTTCTTTTACTTTTCCATTTCTCTCAAATGATATTTTATGTTTTCTTAACTTTTTTGACTTTTTATTAGTTAAATCAATTTTTCATGAAGTGACAAAGTTGGGCGGGGGGTCTAACTTGACTTTTCATGGAGTGGGATAGTCGGGTTTTCGGGTTTTTGACTTTTTTCATTTTTTCGGTAAAGGGGATACTAGGTTTTTGACTTTTTTCATTTTTTCGGTAAAGGGTACTAGGTTTTTGGTCGGTGGTTTTTAGGTTTTCCGAATTTTTGACTTTTTTCATTTTTCGGGAAAAATTGTACTCGGTTTTTGGTCGGTGGTTTTTAGGTTTTCCGAATTTTTGACTTTTTTCATTTTTCGGGAAAGGGTACTAGGTTTTTGGTCGGTGCAAAAACAAAGATGAGGCAGAAAATGTCCAAG